ACCCAGCTTCCCATGACTTCTCATGTGGCGGAATCTCGATGCCACATCATAAGGAGATAACCGATCGAAAAACTAACGCAGTTAGTTAAGAAACTCTTCCATCTCCTGTGATGAACAACTTCTACGCTGTTCAAGTATTCTCAATCCCAGTCATAAAAACCGGGTGAGAATCCAGGAGAAGTGAATCATTTCCACTTTCAAGCACGAACCTTGGGGAAGACCTCGCCCTCTAGATATGGCCGATGGAAATACTTAAATAAATAAGTATACCACCACCTTTTAATCAAGAGGACGTAAAAGACTCCCACCTCGTAACGTACATCATCCACGAACTCCCAGAGTATCTCCTTCACCGTCTGTTCTTTTGAGAACGTTGTCTCAAAGTAATAAGGCGGTTCTAACGAAGGAGTCGAGGAGATCCCAAAATCCAAAGTGGTAGTAATACCACCGGATTTTGGGACCTCTCTCCGGTGTTCGTATGGAAGAGATACGTCACGTGGATCTATGCCCACCTTACCCGCTGTATCGGTTGACTTGGCCAATTCGGCATTGTTCTTAAGCTTTTCATGCTGCACAAAGATTCGGTTATAGCGTTTTCAATGACGGAACACGGATAAGAAATCCTTAAAAGATTTCTCCGTTGTCCTTCATTGAGACGCCCATGAAAGAGGTTCAACCGCCTCTAACTCGACCTTCATCGATTCATTAAATTCAACGTTCTGTTGAAGTAATAAATCAAGAAGATCGGTAAAGACTGGCATGGGACTACCATTAGGAAGACGAGGGCCTAACTCCGGATTTAAGGCGTGTCAGGTATGATAATTAAGACTTCTATAAGTCAAAAGAATCGAACCTGGACGCCATCCGGAATGGGCAATTAGATTACCAAACTTATGGAACAACCCAACAAAGGGAGACCACTTAGTATAGTAATCTAATACCTTTTCGGCTACCTCCTTCTTCTTATGGTAACGTGGTATTAAGTCTAGGTTTCTCTCTTGATATAACTCAAGAAGAACCTTTTTCCTTAATTCATCATCCCATTCAAACCGACGATTGAACGATTTCATCCTGATCCATTCCAATCAGTGTAGGTGAGGGAATAAATATCAAACGATATAAACCCTTAATCTTTGACTCATTTTTGGAGATCAAAGATTACCTACCCATTTGGACTTCGCCTTATAACCCAGTCCTCGGAAAGATAAATAATGCATAAAGGTGACGGAATATTTTCCCATCATCTCATGCATCATAGTCGTGGACAAGGAGCAGCAAATGGCATCACGAACTGTAAAGATCGTGGCCCGTTTACCGTCCATCCAGAACTTTTTAGCAAACTCCAAATTTAAACCTTTTTTAGAGGCTATGGACTTTGCTAAATTTATCTTAACCCCGAGTTTGACTGTCACCAAGTCGTAGTATCTTTGAGCTACGACGTGGTGAGTGATTGCAAGAAGAACCCAGGAAGACAGAGCACCCATTGGTTGACCCACGGCATACCGAACAGACTTAGGTAACTCTTGCCCTTTAACTTTAGGGACAGAGTAACTTCGGCCTGTTAGTATGAATCCTCAAGCCTTCGCCTTCTCTTCTCCAATTAACGGATATAAAATCCGTTGTTG